CCACATCCTCCCCTTCACGGAGGCGTATTGGGACGTTGGCGGCGAACTGAGGTTTCTCTGGGACCCCAATAACCCGATCCTGAAACGGCAGCGCCGGGCGGAGCAGGAAAGCGATCTCCGGCTCGGGCTCAGCACCCCAAACCGGATCCTCGTTGAGCGAGGGGATGACCCGGTGCCCTGGGGTGACATGCCGCTCGTCCTGGTAGACTCCCTCGCCCGGATGCATCCGGAATGGTTCGCGAGCGAGATCTGCGGCATCGAGAACGCCCCAGAACCGCTCTACGGCGGGGGCCTGCTCCTCTCCTCCCCAGACCCGGTGATCAAGGCGATCGCGGCGATGAAGGCGGCTCCTGACGACGAGCCGGAAGAGTGGCGGAGTCGGATTGAGGCGCTGCACCGTCGGGTGGCGGGGGTGTTCGATGATGCGATCCAGAACCTCCGGCCCGCAATCGAGGCGGTGTTCCCAGCGGAACGGCAGGAGGGCGGCGCGAAACCTCTCGTAGACCTCGACGCGGTCCTCGACCAGATCGCGATCGTCGACGACCTCCTCGCCGCCACAGCAGAGCCGCGAGCGGATGCCCTGCAGCACGGGATCGACCTGGAGAGCCACCGGCTGGAGGAGGAGATCGCAGGCCGGATCGGCAAGGGGCTCTACCGGGTCACGATCACGAAAGAGTTCGACGTCTCACAGACTTTCGCGTTCCGCCTCCTGCAGCAGCGGGCGGCCCGGAACATGCGCAGTGTTGAGGACTCGATCCGTGACCTCGTCCGGACCTCGCTTACCCGCGTCATCGGTGACGGGGGGAATGTCAGCGACGCGTGGCTCGCCCTGCAGCGGGACGTCCTTGGCATGACTAGTGATCACGCCCGGCTCGTCGCGAGGACTGAGATCATGGGGGCGCAGCGGTATGGGAAGCAGGCGCTCGCAGAGGGGGTCGAGCACCTGCTCAAGGGTAAGACCTGGCGGTCGCGCAAGATCCCCGGCCGATCGCGTGCATGGCATAGCGTCATGGACGGGGTGACGGTCCCGGTCCGGGAATCGTGGACGGTGCCGGCCCTTGGCGTCAAGGGGCAGCCGAAGGACTACCCGAAGCAGTGCTACGTTGTCGGCGAGGACCAACCGTTCAACTGCATGTGTGACCAGCGCCTCGCACTCGCCGACAACCTCCCAGACACGGTGCAGGAACTCCGGTCCGTCAAGGGAGTGAACATCGAACCGCTAACCAAACAGGCCGCCGTCCTCCTCGAGCACGGGCGGCCACACGAGACGCTGCAGTCGTTACTGCAGCGGTTGGAGAAAGACATGTCTAAAAACCAGATGGCAGAACGCCTTGGAATCAGCAAGGCCACCCTCTACGAGTGGCTCAGGCAGGAGTGAATAAAATGGCGATAACAGCAGCAGGAGTCATCATCGATGAGCAGACGTTCGGCGGGACTGTCGCCGCCGGCCAGATTGTGTATCTGAAATCAGATGGGAAATGGTATCTCGCGCGGGCGAACAGTACTGCGACGAGTGCCGGGGATCTGGCGATTGCGCTGGATTCGGGCGTGGCCGGGGGGAAAGGGCGGCTCGTAAAGCTCGGGTATGTTAACAACCCAACGTGGGCCTGGACACCCGGAGCAGCGCTCTATCTCTCCACCACAACTGCCGGCGGGCTGACCCAGACCCAGCCATCTGGGGCAGGGAACGTGGTCCGGGAGGTGGCCACGGCGTCGAATGACCCGGGTACGATCTACTTCGACCCATCACCCTCATCCGGCCCTCTCGCGACCGTAGAGGGGCTGACCGCGGAGAAAGGCGATCTGATTGTCGGGCAGGCGGGAGCATGGGCGAAGTTGCCTGCGGGGGATCCGTGGGCGCAGATCCACCCAAACCCAGCCGTTGCCTCCGGCTTAACTTGGCGACCGGCAGTCCCGGATCTGTTCAACCGCGTCGTCTACGAGACCGACGCGGCCGGGAAAACTCTGGAGATCCACCAGGTCTACATCCCGATGTTCGTTACTCAGGGGCTCCCTGACGCGAACCTGAACGGCATCGTATGCGGAGATATCTGGTTCGACAAGTATCTCGCCTGCCAACACGATGCCTCGAACGTCTCTCGCGGGACGGTGAGTGCAAACGACCCCCAGTCGAACGGCGCTGCCAGTAAACCACACGTGGTGCCGTGGACAGATATCAACTGGTCGAACGCGCGGACGGCTATCGAGAACCGGGGCGGCGAGAACAACCACAAGAGTGGCACCTGTACCGCGTTGGCCGAGGCAAGCGCATCAGCGTTCTACGTCTCGGACGTCACGCACTTGATTGGGAAACGAATCTACGTCACACAGGCAGGGGTCAAGTACGTCCGACGTGTCGTCCGGACAGGCGGGGATACAACCGCAGACCCGAACGCGGCAAAACGGGTTGAACTCTACCCGGCGCTGCCGGCGCCGATCACGGCCGCCGACACCTACGAGATCCTGCATTACTATCTCCCGGGAGGAAAAGAGTGGTTCGATCTCTGGGCCTGGGCGCACATGAATCGCTACCAGCACGGTCTGGGATGGCCAAAGGGGAACACCAACTGGGGCAAATTTCACGGAGATCCCCGCGCGAGAGCTTATGAGGGGCTCCCCGACCCGGTGCGACCAGGATACGACGGCAACGCGATCGCCAGGACGCTTACTGGGTCAGGCCCACTCTCATGGAGCCTGAACGGCAAGGAGTCTGGCATCTGGGACCTCGTCGGGAACTGTTGGGAATGGGGAGATCTCCGGGTCGGAACCACCGCGAACAACACGATCGACGCAGAATATCCCGGGGCTGGGCAGGTCCTCCCGTCATCGAATGGATACGTTGCATCTCTGTATGCCCCTGCGCCGGATGGCGAGTATTCGATCGGTGCCGAGGTCTTTGCCCCCGCAACGCTCGGATCGTCGAAATCGGACTATGACGGGGCGTACTACTGGCAGGCCACGGGCCTACGTGCCGCGATCCGGGGTGGGGATTGGAGCTCTGGCGCTAGATGTTCGTTGGCGGCTCTGTTCCTGGGCAACACCCCTTCGACCGCGCACGCGAACCTCGGCTTCCGCGGAGTCTGTTGATCTGATGATCTGGGGATCACAATGGTAGGACAGCACGAGCGTCTAAAAATCTGGCAGAAATCGTACGACCTAGCGCGGGATCTGATAGTTATCACCGAGCGGTTCCCGCGCCCGCAACAAATGAATGGTCTGGGGAGCGAGATCCGGCAAGCGGCGCTCAACTTAATCCAGACCGTCATGATTGCGAACAGCGGTCCGGGAACTGCAGCAAACCACGACCTTGATCTCGGGATCGACTATCTGCAGGTTATCATGCGCCTGGCCCGGGATCTCCGGTACGTCAGCATTGGACAGTATGAGCTGCTAGCAGAGAAGATCGTTGAGTTGGGCAAGATGAACAACGGGTGGATGAAGGCGAAGCGTGCATAACATGTTTCGCCCGACACTACGGGTCGGATGATGGAAGCCGCGAGAAAAAAAACGTGCCGCGATCCGGGGTGGGAATTGGAACAATGGCGCTAACTGTTCGTTGGCGTATCTGAACCTGAACAACACCCCTTCGAACACGAACACGAACATCGGCTTCCGCGGAATACCGTTTGCGGATGGTATGCGTGACCATGGTTGCGCCAGAAACATCAGATCAACAGTACATCATCCGGAATACCCGTCGCTCGACGCAGCGGAATACAAAACAGGCTCCGGGGAGGTAGTAGGCCTTAACCCGACCCCTCTCCGCCCATAAACCATCATAAAAACTCCATGAAGACCCACACCGACACCTACGGGCTGAACTATCAGATCGCCGAACGACACCCGTTCCTACGGGTAGCGTTCAACCCAATTGAGGCGAAACAATGACTGTAAAACAGATTATGCGTATCCACACGGCCGCTGGCGTTGAGGAGATCGACGCTGACCGGCTGCAGGTGCAGGAAGATGAATATATCCTCTTCTTGGGAGAGGAAGAGGTCCGGCGGGTGTTGATCGCCGATGTACTGTCGGAGACTGATCCCGAGACCGGAGAGGAGACTGGCGGCATCGAGACGATCTACTCGCGGAGCTAAGAGTATGGTGTGTATAGCGCTCATGTGGACAGAATTGAACCAGACTGAACCCAATACCTCTGACGACAACTATCTGATATAACGATGACGCCGATGAAAAGCAAGTCCTTCGCCGCCGCTCCGGAGCAGGTGAAGGTCTGGAAGGCCCGGCTCGTTGAGACCGGCCCGGAGGTGGTCCTCATCCGTGTCCCAATCAGCTCGACCTCTATCGATCGCGATGGGGATGAGTTCTCGACGGATGGGCTGGAATCAATGCTCTCGGCCCTGAAAACAGGGAAAATTCCATATTTCCTAGATCACGGGTATACAGACACAGGGGTCAGGAACTATGGCGCGCTCGATATGATTGGTGCGTGGCTCGACGGCGAAATCGTGGACAACGTTCTGTATGGGACAGCGTTCATCGAGCCCGGGAATTGGCGCGGTGAGGAGCTGGCGCGAAAACTCGAGATGGGGATGCCGATCGGGCACTCTGTTGGTTTTGGCCCTATCAAGGGCCGCGACCGGCCTGGTGGAGGGCAGATATTCGACGAGGTCAGCCTCTGGGAGGTCAGTGCCGTCGGCATCCCGTCCAACCCGGATGCCGTGAACTCGGCTGCCGTGCAGGCGGTCGTCAAGTCGCTCCGCGTCAAGGCGGGGCTGGAAACCGATGAAATGAAGCGGAAAACCAAAGAGGAAGGCGAAGAGCCGAAGGAAGAGGAGCGGGAAGAGGAAGAGGATCAGGAAGAGGAGAAGCAATCCGAAGCCTGCGAGGATGAGGAGAAAGCGCAGGAAGAGGAGCCGACTGAAGAGGATGAAGAGGAAGAGAAGTCCTATGAAGTCCTCGACGAGGCGCAGATCCGGCAGATCGTCGCCGACGAGATCGGCAAGGCGCTCGCCCCGATCGCCGAGGCGCTCAAGTCCCTCAACGAGATCAAGACCCTCGTGACGAAGGCTGCCGCGACCCGGAGC